CTATCCTTGTACGCAGATTGCCCTCTAGTTGGAACCTTTTACAGTGTTCTGAGTCGTCAGGGAAACGAACGACTAGAAGGGGAATTACAAGGCGGTTTAGCTTATTGGATGAAGCAAGGAGAGTATGAGAAAGTACCAGTTCTTCCTGGTGGTTACTCACAAGATAGTCTTCTTAGCTACTGTGAAGCCTTTTCACTCGAACCCATAGTCGTAATTGAATTTGAAGAACTTGTTGAAAAAGATCTAATGGCTGCAATTAGACAGCTATCGCTTTTGTGTTAAAATGAGTAACATAAAAAATAAGAATAATGCTAGGACCGGGGGAGCCGTAACTACCCCCAACAAAGGAGTTGAATTTATCAACACTGGGCACGCCGCTCAAAGCGTGTATTTGGCAGCTTTGGCTAATCCATTTGCATCGCCGGCGGTCCCTATTCCTGATTCATTTCTTCCAGCTCACGTGTCTAAAGTGGGCCTGGAGAAAGTCTTTTCAGAAATCACCAACGTGGATGAGCTTGCCCTTAAGTTCTTTAAGGTGGGCAATGAGGTCACAGGTGACTACGGTATTGAGATTGCCTCTCGCCGTGGGAATACATGGACTACTGACAAACTCGTGACGTGTGAAACAGGTGCCCGCTTAGTGGCAGCTGGTATCTCGTTCGAGGACATTGGCAGAGCCGATGAACTTCAAGGCATGGTCACGTACACGCAAGAAAACGGCGCGTCCGGTGGACCCATCGGTGGACCCAGTGCTTATGAAACTGTTTCCCTATCCGAGAGATCTGCTCGCAACGAAGGATTTGGTTGTACCTTATATGAATTGCAAAGGCGACAGGCTTTGGAATTTCAAGGCAATTCCCAAACCAGACTCAGTATTCTCTTCAGCAATCGAGTCAACATTGTCGCACGCTTTAGTGCTATTGTTGAGTTCGATGGGGAGATTGGGTTTACAGAACACAAAATTTCTAACAAGAACTTTGTTATTACGTCTTCGATGCCTAATTACCACGCCGGTATCTTCGCTGATACCCCACACCCTGACCTCGACCATTCCTTACTTTTACCTTCCCATACTGAAGTCACGCACCACAATGCTGGACATCACAGCTCCGCTCTAACTGCAGCGGCGCATTGGGTTAGTTCAAGTGCAGGATGGTTGTGGAAACACAGGGATGCGGCAGCGAAAATTATCAGCAAGGCACCTGAATATTACAAAGCCATGACCCGTTTTGGAGGATCAATCACGAGCGCCTCTGGACAGATAATGTCCCTTGGCGCCCGTGCTGCTCCACTGGCCATTGCTTTGTGATGAGGAGATTACTGATGAGATTGAATACCACATTCGGAAAATGTTTCTGTAGTGTGGAACAGGATGTCAAAGGTGATGATAAGGACACCTCCCAAGACCAGCAGCACGCGGCTGGCAAAGACCAATGAGTGCGGAAGCCCCGGCCAATTTCCGCAGCCCTTCTCACAGCGTGCGGGCC